GGGTATTACACTCTGTGCGTGTGTGTTTTTGGCAGATCACAGAATCTAGGATGTATGGTGCTGTGTGTTTTGATGTAATTCCATTTCATTATGTGTCCCAGTTTGTTGACGGTGACATCGGGATACATTTTGAGGAACTGTTCACGGGCTGTTTGGTATGCTGTGCGCCTACCTGTTTTGCCAAACAGACTGCTGGGTTGGCTCTTTTCTTTCAGCACGATGTTGTTCAATCTCATCACACAACCTCCCCCTAGCCAATGTTCAAATCCCCAAATGCTGTCTTCCAATGCTGGTATGTGTGTGTGCTGTTGAATCAGTCTACTGCGACGATGCCATACCAATTTGCCTGTGGGGAATGTTTCTCTCTCCAATCTCCAGTGTGTGCTGTAGATGGGCTGACTGAGTGTGTGTTGCAGACGTATGACTGTGGGATTGAGTGGCACCACTATGTTGATGTGACGGGGTATCTTGGCCAGCACTTGGTCCGTGTGCTTGAGGAAATATTCTGTGTCTCCCCATCTGGTGTCCAGTATCACATCATCGTCACACATACACAGCCATTCTTGATCTGACTGATAAAATGCCTGCAACATACGATTTCTGCCCACCCCAGGTGGTTGATCCGTGTTGTTGAATTCTGTCACTTGCCATCCTTGCTGTTGCCACCATTCTGCTTGTGATGTTCTTGAGTCAGTGGTTAGTAGGTGAATGTGTTGGCTCATATGCGTGTGTGGGAGGCTGAGTCATTTGAAGTATATGGCAACACAATAGACGACGTCAGCCTCCAAGGGGAACTGTTTGTAAAAACAGCACATCACTGAACTGTCTCTTATAAGTCAAATCCCTAAGGAGTGTGATAGTGTCAGTGACACAGTTATTTACACACACTCACAAAAAGGTTGACCCATTGTGGTGTGTTCATATATACTTGTGACATAGGCAACAGTTAAGGCACACACAGACACAGCACAGCGGAGCACTCAACAGCAAGAACGCGACAGTCAACAGGCAAATTCATTATGGCACAACGGGTATTCACAAACACCACCGCGTGATGTAAAAAAAGCGATGCTAGAGGTTGGTATAATCCTCCCGTGAAACAATGCATCTGGATGACGAGAGTTCAACTCACATAAAGTCACCACCTGGCAACAGGTGGACTCTGAGCAATTAATCTACATAAAGTCTAACTACTTCAAAGAGAAAGACAACGGGCGTTAGTCCGTTGTGAGTGAGTGTCAACTCACTCCTCATCCAATTGTAATACCATCCAAGTGAGGTGTTTCTGAAAGTATGTGGGCCAACGGATTGAACACATCCAACCAACTCCTGATCTTGTGTTCAAATATGATCTGATATCTTGCCATAATTCATTTTGTTGTATCTGGGGCACATACTGTTCGTGATCAATCTCGACCACGTGATAGTTTTGGTATACCCATATGCGATCCGTGATCCTCAACAACACAGTGCCTGCGTCATCATATTGATGTGCGTCCAGTGAGGCACGATATAGTATTTCCTTATATGATTTTGAGTCTTCTCTGATCACGTCTTTCCAATTTGTATGTGCGTGTTCGGGGTGATCGTGTCAAAACAAATCCACAGGTGTGCTGATTGGGACAAGGACGATGGACTCCCCTGCCTGATGTTGAGACTTTTTTGTATCGAGAACACCTCCAGTGGCCATATTTGAGGACCTCCTGCTGGAAGTTCTTCACTGTTATGATGTGGCTACTGCGGAATCGTCGTTGGTGTATCTCCAACTGCTACCATTGTGATAGATGGGTTTGTTCTTGGTAGAACCTGCTCCATCCGTGATCAAGAATGCCGTCTGTCCCTTGGCTGGTGATGAGGGTAATGCCGCATATGCCACTGGATTCAATTGCACCACATCCTCTACCACTACCACCCCAGTTGTTGGATCAATTGTTAGGTTTGTGGAACTGGAAGAGTTGATCTCATCCGGAAGTTGTGCTGAAGGTATTTTGCTATTCGAATCCAGAGAAGCAACGCCGCTTGCCTGTGCTCTACCATTGATGATGTTTGTGATCTCATCCAATGCCGCCTTAAGGTCTGGTCTCGCTGATGCGGGATTGTCAGTGCCTGCGTCAAGGTTGGTTGTTGATATGTTGTTTGCGTTTGCTGGCCAAGCCATTGTGTTTCTCCTTTATGTTATTTAATTAGGCTGTCCTAATCAAGTTACCATTTGTGTCAATGGCCACAGGCGGTAGGCCTGAGACGTGTGCATTGATGCTACAATTGGTGTCCTCTGCCGTGTTGGGTTTGTATGCCTGCACGGTGAATGAATTTGTTGATGTTGATACCAATCTCAACAGTGGTGGTATCTGTATGTTTGATGTGGTCACACTGCTTCCACCTCCTCCGAGGTCTCCCACAAAATATCCTGTCAATATGTATGTGAGTGCCACATACACCGTCACTGTGGATCCATCTGATCCAACTCCTGTGACCACTGTGTCTGTGATTTCATCCAATGGAGTAAGGCTCACATTGGATATGGAAGAATATGTTTTGTTTGTGGGCACCACACGAGTGTTGGTGCTACCATCATCCACAGTTGCTAGGCTGAAACTTTCTATTGTTTCTGTGACTGCGTCATCCAACAGTCTTATTTCAATACCCCTGAAGCCTTGTGGTGCTGTGTTGGTGCCTGAATTTATTGTGACTGTGACCCTGTAATATCTTTTGGCTCCAAGTCCTGTGTATGTGGGTGCAGAAGTCCTTGTGAGTGTTCTGCTGGTCGCATCACTCAAATCGCTGGCATTGCCTGCCTCTATTTTTATTTTTGTGAAGTCAGTTGTGAATGTGGCCGCTGTGTCTGTGGCACCATCTCTCCTTGCTGTGACTATCACAACAGGATATACTTTTTTTGCAAAGCCAAAGTCAATGATGTCTGATGTGTATTCTAATTCAGTGGATGAAGTTAATTCTTTATACCAAGTGGTGTATGAATCCCAAGTTTGGTAAGGTGAACTTCCTAGGTCTGCCCAAGTCAGTGTGTCTTTGGGAAGATATAAATCTTGTGTGCTGTCGTAAAAACCTGTTCTTGCCATTATGGACTCCAACTCTGTGATATTGTTGTTATTGAACCACCTGATTGTGAACTGCTGGATCCACTGGCAGGTGTGTATGTGCTGACCACTTTGTGATTGTCAACTCTTATGTAAGCACTTCTTCTGTTGAGTTCATTTCTTGCCAAAACTCTCACATTGTATGATTCGCCCAATGCCACAGGCGAAATGTATGTGTAGGTCTCAGAAGTTTGTGTAAAAGTTATATAATCTGGATCAGAACTTTTTTTATACTGCACCACATAGTCATTCACAAAAGGATCTGTGGATGCTGTCCAATCACATCTTATTCTGTATGTGACATTGTTGTTGACGTCAGTCAAATTGTGCACCGTGCCTGATGCAAGTGTAAGTCCTGTTGGTGCTCCTACCTGCAATGGATCAGGCAAACTCAATGTGGGCCTAATGTAGTCTGTGCCACTTGCGCCAATGCCGTAGGTGGATGATTGGTGTTCCATTCCTGACAGTTCTATGTCGCCTTGTGCGTTGATCTTGATGTCCATTATTCTAAATATGCCGTCCAATCCTATGTTGGTGCTGATAACTCTAACCAAATCTCCCACTGTGGTGTTGGTGGTAGCCAGTGTGGTATTGAATGCTATAAATTTTTGTGTTCTTGATCTTTTTACAAATACCCTTGCATATTGTTCTGCTATTTTTCTGTCGGCAATGGTTGGCAGTGTGACTCTTTTTTCTAATCTAATGCTGTTGTCTGCGGCCAAGAAAGTGGTGTCATCAGTTGATCCTTCTTCTGGATATGTGACGTCATTGGGTTGATAATCTGCTTCTGGATCCACATAGGTCACAACACATCTGTTGCATTTGTGCTGTTTGCTTTCTCCTTCCAAAGATAAGCCTCCAATTATGTCATCATTGGTCACAGTGAATACAGTTGTTGGCAATGTAGGTGTGGCAGTGATGTCTGATTCATCTCCACCGTGTTCAACCTTGATATGATATCTACCACCTTGATAGGGCATTATGCCTCTGAATCCTGCCAACAATATTTTACAGTTGACCATTAGTGAATTGGCAGTGTCAATTACAGCGTCGCAGGTGAATGCTTTGGATGTGGTGCTGTTGGCATAGGTGACTGTTTGGTCACACAATTTAGCCGCACTCCTTAGGCTGTCCCAATTGAAAGCATCGTTGCTTAGGCCTTTGCCGAATCTGGGATTTCTCATATAATCTACCAACACATTGACTGGATTTTTAGA